AGGTAGATCTCAAATGGCTCATGAGCAACAAGCGGGGTCATCGGATTATCTGGCGTCTTCTGGATCAGGCGGGTGTGTTCCGGCTGTCGTTCAATACCAACGCGATGTCTATGGCATTCGCTGAAGGTAACAGGAACTTTGGCAATCGCACGCTTTCACTGATTCACACGCACTGCTCGGAGCTTTACCCGCAAATGGTTAAGGAGAATTCAAATGGAAACGCAGATGACTGATACAGCCGCAACAACCAACGAAGGCGCTCAAACATCGCAACACTCCAATGGGAGCCAAGTGACGGCAGACGCTCTCTATGGAGGTCAGCAGCAAGCATCAGAAGGACAAGATCAGCAAGTCGCGGAGCCGGCCAATACTGATAATTCTGAAGGCAACACAGAAGGTGACCCGGCTGAAAAGCCACAAGGCGCACCTGAAAAGTACGAATTCAAAGCCCCTGAAGGCAAAGAGTTTGACGCCGAGATAATTGGAAATTTCTCGGAAATTGCTAAAGAGTTGAACTTGACTCAAGATGCCGCGCAAAAACTGGTGGAGTCGATGGGGCCGAAAATAGCGGAACGTCAACTTGCCCAGGTGGAGGCCATTCGTAATGAGTGGGCGCAACAATCACAAGTGGACAAAGAATTCGGTGGCGATAAGCTAAACGAAAACATGGCCGTTGCGAAGAAAGCGCTTGATTCATTCGGCACGCCCGAACTGCGTACGTTGCTTGTACAGTCTGGTCTGGGCAATAATCCCGAAGTGATTCGGTTTATGTACAGAGCAGGCAAGGCAATTAGTGAGGATACTTTTGTAGGAAGTTCAGCCGGTGCTGGTGGGAAACCAACAGGGCCACAAGACTTTAACGCAAAGGCAGCCGCACTTTACTCAAATCAGCAATCTTAATAGGAGCTAAATCATGGCAACTCTTGCAACCTCAAACCTTACCCTGGCCGATTGGGCCAAACGAACTGATCCAGATGGTCGTATTCCAATCATCGCGGAACTACTTTCTCAATCAAACGAAGTCCTCGAAGACTGCGTATTCAAAGAAGGCAACTTGCCTACTGGCGAACGCGTTGTTATTCGTACCGGTCTACCTGGCGTCTACTGGCGTGCATTGAACCAAGGTATTCCATCAACCAAATCGACAACTGCACAAGTTGACGAAGCGGCTGGTATCTTGGAAGCACGTTCTGAAGTCGATAAAGACTTGGCGATGTTGAACGGTAACACCGCTCAATTCCGTTTGTCTGAAGACAGCGCTTTCTTGGAAGCAATGAACCAGACTCAAGCAACAACTTTGTTCTACGGCAATCCTGGTACAGATCCAAAGCAATACCTCGGTATGGCTCCACGTTATTCAAGCTTGTCTGCTGCTAACGCACAGAACATCTTGTCTGCTGGTGGATCCGGTTCTGACAATACCTCTGTGTTTCTCGTAGTTTGGGGCGACAACACTGTGTATTGCCATTTCCCTAAAGGCTCTAAAGCTGGTTTGATCCATGAAGCCTTGGGTGAGCAAACCGTGTACAACAGCGACGGTACCCGTCTGCAAGCGTACGCAACTCGCTACCAGTGGAAGAATGGTTTGGTAGTTAAAGATTGGCGCTACGTTGTTCGCATCTGCAACATCGACGTGTCAGACTTAATCGGTCAAACTGGTACTCAAGCTGCTTCTGCTGCGACTAACATCGTTAAGCTGATGGCACGTTCTTTGTATCGTATTCCTAACATGGCAATGGGTCGTGCAGCGTTCTACATGAACCGTACTGTTCACTCTGGCTTGAGCATCGCTGCTCTTGACAAGTCACAATACGTTCTGAAGATCAATGAAGGCTTAAGCCAATTTGGCACACCATATAGCTGGTTGTCATTCCTGGGCGTTCCGCTTCGTCGTGTTGATGCCATCATCAATGCTGAAGCTGTAGTGTCCTAATCAACCCATTAACTGAAAGGAATAAATCATGATTACCGATAAACTTCTACGCGTATCAACTGACCAGGCATTGACTACCACTGCCGTGTCTACAGATACCATCGACTTGTCTATTGCCCGCGACATGGGCGAAGGTGGCGATCTCTATATGAACTTTGCAGTGACCACAGCTTTGGCTGGCGGTACTTCTGTTAAGTTTGAAGTGATTGGTGCTACCAACGCTGCTCTGTCATCTGGTGTTGTTGTTCTTGGCTCTTCTGACGCAGTTGTTACTGCATCATTAGTTGCTGGTTACAACACAGCGGTTCGTATCAACCCACAAATCGCATCTACTGGCCAACGCTACTTGGGCGCACGTTACACAATCGTAGGAACATTTACCGCTGGTAATGTGCTTGCTGATGTAGTGACGGACATCCAAGACGGCAAGAAGTTTTACGCTTCTGGCTTTACTGTGGTTTAACAGGAGAGATAACACATGGCACAAGTTCGCGCAAAAACACTATGCTTCGTTGACAATGGTCTACGCCACGAAGGTGACGTATTCGATTACAGCGGCCCCAAAAACACCAACCTCGAGTACCTCAAAGGCGCTCCGGTTCAGACTGATGAGGTCGAGCAAGATGCGGCTGAAGGTTCCACTAAAAAGTGGTCGCCCAAAGCCAAGCGTGCAAGCGCGGAATAAGGCTCTGTGTAATCCGACTTGTCGGGTACTGTAGTCATAGGGGCCGCTGGGAAACCACGGCCCCTTTTTCTCATATAGGAGGCCACGATGGCATCAGAAGTCGATATTTGTAACTTGGCGCTTGGACATCTGGGCGACAACGCCACCGTGTCAAGCATTTCACCGCCCGAAGGTTCTGCCCAGGCAGAGCATTGTGCGCGGTTCTATCCTATTGCTAGGGACGCTTTGCTTGAAATGCATAACTGGAATTTCAGCATGCGCCGCGTTAACCTGGCTGAAATCGCAAACACTTGGCCAGAATGGAAGTATTCATACGTTTTGCCTGGCGACTCAATTAACATCATTGCAGTGATGCCGCCGCAAGCAAACGACGACTATGCAAGTCGATTTGTGCCTACCGATACACCAGATTTTGCACACAACTACAGCCCTGTCATTGCTGCTGGCCGATACTCGCCGCAGCCATTCAGTGTTGAGATCTCGACTGACGGCAACCACGTCCTGTACACCAACCAAGAAGAAGCAATGTTGCGTTACACATGCTATGTGACCGACACCACTTCGTTTAGCCCGTTGTTTGTAATGACACTGTCGTGGCAACTTGCATCAATGCTTGCAGGCCCAATCATTAAAGGCGATGTTGGCTCGGCTGAATCTAAACGATGCACACAAATGGCAATGGGTTACTTGTCCCAGGCCAGAATGTCAGATTCAAACCAACGTCGAAATAACATTGAACACATCGTGCCCTGGTCGGCAGGGAGATAAGCATGGCAAATACACGCAGCTACACCCGGGCATTCTCTGGTGGCGTGATGTCGCCGGAGATGTTCGGCCGCATTGACGACGTTAAATTCCAGACCGGAGCCGCAAAGCTTCGCAACTTTATTTCAATGCCACAAGGCCCGGCAGAGAACCGCCCAGGCTTTTCATTCGTCCGTGAGGTCAAGGATAGTACCAAGCGCACGCGATTGATCCCCTTTACATACTCGACTACTCAAACAATGGTGATCGAGCTTGGAACGGGTTATGTGCGCTTTCACACGCAAGGAGCAACATTGCTTGCCGGATCGCCTACAGCCTGGAGCAGCGCAACGGCGTATGTGACCGGCGGCCTGGTGTCTTATTCCGGCACAAACTATTACTGCATTCTGGGCCACACAAACCAGGTGCCACCTAATGCAACGTATTGGTATCCACTGCCATCGGCTGCGTACGAAATTCCAACGCCATATGCTGAAGCTGATTTGTTTGACATTCACTATGTGCAGTCGGCAGACGTTTTGACATTGGTACATCCAAACTACCCACCGCGTGAACTTCGCCGGCAGGGTGCAACAAACTGGGTGCTTTCAACAATTAACTTTGCGTCTTCAGTGTCCTCGCCAACCGGCGTAAGCTCAACTAGATACATCCCGGCATCGGCCGCGGTTAACGCTGACACCTATAACAACATGGTGTATGTAGTAACTGCTGTGGCTGCGGATGGCGTAAGCGTGTCTGCTGCATCTTCTAGCACAACCATAGCAAACAATATTTATATAACAGGCGCTTACAACACAATCACCTGGTCGGCTGTAAGCGGGGCTTCACGATACAACGTGTACAAGCAGCTTGGCGGCATCTACGGCTACATTGGAAGCACCACAACTACAACGCTGGTCGATGACAACATCAGCCCTGACCTAGGCTTAACACCGCCGGTCTACAACTCTTACTTCTCAAGCTCTGGCAATTACCCTGGCGCGGTGTCTTACTTTGAGCAGCGCAGAACCTTTGCCGGCTCGGTCAATGAGCCACA